TTGCAACTCGCAGGAGTCGACCACAGAACGCCACTCTGGACCGGAAGCCCGCCGTGCCAGCCGTTCAGCGCTGCCGGAAAACAGCTCGGACAGTTCGACCCGCGACATCTCGCGCCTGTCTTCCTCGACCTCATCAGTCAGTGCCGCCCTCCAGTTCTCTTTGGGGAACAGGTTGCGCCAGCAATTGCAAAATCGTGGATGTGTGATTTACAAGCTCACCTGGAAGGAGAAGACTACGCCGTCGGGTTTGCCGTACTCCCAGCTTGTAGCGTCGGCGCACCGCACAAGCGCGAGCGACTCTTCTTTGGGGCGCACAACCTGGCCGAGTCCTTGCGCGCAAAACGGGACAGTGAATGGTTACACGGACTGGGAGAAAGTAATCAAGCGCAAGGAGGCAGGGCGGCAACAGAACTTGCAGGATGTGGTGATATTGGCCTCATGGCCGACACCATCAGTAGCAGACGACAACAACAGTCGGGCGAAAGACCCTCAAGCATATTCGGAGAGGCGATTCAATCGACCAAATGCGAATTGCAACCTGGCGACGCACGCACAGCACTTAGTGAATCAGCCAATCCGCATTACAGCTTCTGGTCAGATGCTGACTGGCTCGGATGCCGGGATGGAAAGTTCCGGCCAGTTGAACCCGGCACATTCCCGCTGGCTAATGGGGTTCCCGCCAGAGTGGGACGTTTGCGCGGTTACGGCAATGCCATCGTCCCGCAAGTTGCGGCAGAGTTTGTCAAAGCCTTCTTTGAAGCAAGAGAAGAAGCGCATTAAGGCTTACTCGGAAGATTACGAAAACTGGATTAACAAATAACAGCCGCTTCGGCGGCTTTTTGCACTGGAGAATGGAATGGTTATCTGGAGTTTATTCGATGGTTCCGGGATTATGGGTCTTCCATGGGCGCAAGCGGGGCATGATGTTTACTGCTTTAATTTTGATGGCGGAAATCATGGTGAATACGAAGTAAAAATGAAACATGAAAATATTCATTACATCAATGTTTGGATTAACGAATTCTTCGAGGACTTTGCTTACAGCATAGGACTTGGAGCGCCTGACATAATTTTTGCTTTTCCTGATTGCACTGAGTTTGCAAGCTCAGGGGCTAAGCATAAGCATGATGGTCTCGAATCATTGAGAAATGCAAAAATGGTTTCTCGGCTAGGTAATGATTATAACTCGAAATGGATGGTCGAAAACCCGGTAGGCAAGATGTCAACCCTATGGCGAAAGCCAGACCACTACTTCAACCCATTCGAGTACGGCGGTTACATGTCAGGCTTTGAAGAGTCATTCCACCCAAAAATGCCAGCTCGTGATGCATACACAAAGAAAACATGCTTATGGACAGGTGGGGGATTCGTTATGCCAGAACGAAAACCGGTAGAGCACATTGGAAAGTTTTGGGGCTGGGCATTCCTTGGCGGTGCGTCAGCGAGAACAAAACAGCTTCGCTCCCTCACTCCTCGTGGATTTGCACGCGCCGTATATGAGGCTAACAAATGACATTCGAACTCCGCCCCTATCAAAACGAAGCTGTAGACGCCGTTATAGACCACATAAAAAACGCGCCTAAGTCCATGCCTGCTTGAGCTTGCCACCGGCGCAGGTAAAAGCCTTATTGTTTCTGCCATCGCTCGCTACCTTGCTGGCGTCGCGCCAAATAAGCGCGTGCTGTGTATTGCTCCAAGCAAGGAGCTTGTGGTGCAGAACCACGAAAAAGTATGTAGCTGGGTACAAAGAGCCAGCCAGTATTTATTGCTCAAGCGCCGGAAGCAAAGACCTTCGCCACCAGGTTATCTTTGCAAGCCCGTTAACAGCGGTTAAGAACATTCGCCTGATCGCCCATCTTGGCGTGTCCGGAATCATCATTGATGAAGCCCACGGAGTAACGCCGACCATGCTCGACCTCATTAAGCAGGTTCAGGAGTATGAAATTAACGGCACCAGGCCAAACGAAAATGTGCGCGTTATCGGTATGACTGCAACCCCTTACCGAACTGGCACAGGGTACATTTATGCCAAAGACTGCACCGGGCAGGATGAAATCCTTCACGATGACGATAAGGCTCATGACCCATATTATTCACGTCTGCTTTACCGCGTGTCAGCCGGTGAGCTCGTGTCTCAGAATTATCTCACTCGCCCGGTAATTGGCGAGGCTGATGAGCACTATGACACCAGTAAGCTTGAGACAGATAGCAGCGGAAAATTCACGCTGGCTTCGGTGGCAAAGGCATTTAACGGAAACACCAAAACCGAGCGCATCGTTAACAAGGTGATGTCGTTTGCTTGCGATCGCAAAGGCGTGATGTTCTTTGCCGCCACCATCAGCCATGCAGAAGAAATCGCAAGCTATCTGCCCGCCAATGATGTTCACGTCATCACCGGAAAGCTGAAGAAGTCAGAGCGCGAGAAGTTCATCAATGACTTTAAGGCCCAGCGCGTCAAGTATCTGGTTAACGTCGACGTCCTGACCACCGGTTTCGATGCTCCTCACGTGGACCTGATCGCAATCCTGCGAGCCACAGAATCGCCTGGCCTGCTTCAGCAAATTATAGGTCGTGGCCTTCGTCTTTCTACTGGGAAGGATGACGTTCTGGTGCTGGACTATGCGGAGAACATTGAGCGCCATGGACTTGAGGATGACATTTTCACGCCAGAAATTAAGACCAGCCGCCGGGCTGATGAAAGCACGGAGATTCAGGTTGAATGCCCGGCCTGCCATGCGATAAGCATGAAGAAGCGCCGCAACGACCCTATTTACGATGGCGTTGCACATGATAAGTTTGGCAATTTTCTGATTCCTGGAACCGAACGCGCAACGCGGTTTGTCGATGGTGAAGCCGTAGAGTGGGATGGCGAAGTCATGACGATGAAGGTGGTTGACCCAAGCCAAAAAGATGAGTTTGGCGACGTAATGACGAAAGACCTGCCAATGCCAGCGCATTACTCGCGCCGGTGCAACAACCCTGAGGCTTTCGTTATCAAGGGCCAGCCTGTTCGCTGTGAGCATCGCTTCTCGCTTAAGATTTGTCCGAAGTGCTTTGCAGAGAATGACATTGCCGCCCGGCACTGCACTGAATGCAAAGAGCGCCTGGTTGACCCAAACAGCAAGCTCACCGATGCGGCTGGCTTCGCAAACGTCATGATGGACGGTGAAATACGCCGCGTTAAGTGCTACAGCGCCACATACACACCGTGGGTTGCGAAGGCGACCGGCAACCACTCTCTGAAAGCCGAATACCGGACCGAGATTGGCGAGGTAACAGCGTGGCATACAATCCGCCAGAAGTGGATATTCTCCAAGCTGGCACAGATTAACGGAGCTGACAGCGAGGCAATCACAGGCTACGACCAGTGCGCAGAATGGAAGAACGCGCCGCGAGAAATAACCATCAGGAAGACGGAGCATAACGGCTACGTTAAATTCGAAATTAAACAAGTGCATTACACAGAAAAGGTGGGAGCATGAAAAAAGACACCAAAGAATCAATACTGGCGATAATAACTCTTGTGGCAGTATTTGCCACCGGGCTTTTGGTTGGTGCTGATTCAGGATGGGATAAGGGGTTTGCTGAAGGCGTGTCAGTCAACCACGGTGACAAATGGGATTGTGCGTATTCATATAGCACTGGCTTCATTATGTGCGACCGTACACCTAAATATAAGGATTAAAAATGAACCTCAAACAAATCCCTGACTACATCACGGTGTTCGGTGACACGTCATTCCGTGGTGACTGCGCCACTGAGACGGCGGAGCTTATCGGATTCTTCCGACTACTGGAGAAGGAATATCCAACTCTGGCTGCAATAGCAACCCACATCAGGAACGAAGGAAAGCGCAGCAAGTTCCAGGGTTATAAGCAGCAGCAGGAGGGAATGAACACCGGTGCCAGCGACATCATTATTCCGTGCTCGCCTCCGATAGTAATTGAGCTCAAGCGCCGCGACCATACGCTTTCAGCAATCAGCAGCAAACAGGTTTCATATCTCAGTGCTGCGCATTGTTATGGCGCGCATGCCTGCGTTGCACTAGGAGCCGTTGGAGCAATGGAGGCCGTAAAAGCATGGCATACGGCCAACAAAAAATAACCGGAGCAATGCCGTTCCGTTACCACAAAGATGATGCCGCATGGATTGACTCCCAGCTCTCATTGCTGGGAGTTTCCGAACGTGCGCAGGTGGCAGCGGCATACGGTCGCGCATATCAGGCCAGCGAGGATTGCCACGACATTGATTATCAAAAGGCCGGGGCCGCAAGGTATGAAGCGAACAGCAGGCTGCGCAAATATATAAACAAAAAAGTTGCAAAGCAGGCTGAATGAGGTATCGTTAATCACATGAGGCAGCGCGGTGCTGCCTGTCATAGTAAGTCTAATAACGTAACCGCGAGGTGATGTATGAGCAAATCATGGAGCGTTCCATTCCCTGATTCAGAGGTGGAACATGACGGCATGCCTGTATTCTGGAGATTTCAGTCAACTGTTGAAGAAGATGGCATAAAGGTTTTCGCATTGCAGTACGTTGCTTTTCACCAAACTGAGCATTATGCATGGCTAGTTCCTGCGCACTGGATTGATCTCTATAAGCCCGAGCCACAGCGCTGGATGCAGGAATGGAAGGATAAAAAGAGCAGATACGCAATTAAGAAGGTCAAGAAAAATGCAGAAAGGTCTTTCGCATTTCCAACCAAGAAGCTGGCTATCGAAAGTTTATTGCGAAGAAAGAAATACCACTTGATGCGTCTTAAACAAGACCTCGCTGTTGTGTCAACTGTTGTAGATGAAATGAAAAAGCTCGATATCAGCGAGCCGCTTATTGATTACAACTTCGGGCACAACCAAGAAACAGAAAATTGGGTGTTTGACTAGGCCGCATAATCGGCCTTCTTTTGGCAGCATCTTAATGGAGAAAACACATGATTAACCACAACGCACTGCGAGCAGCGCAAAACAAGGCCGTCATTGCCAGATTTATTGGCGATGGCGAAATGTGGCGGAAAGCCAATGAAGCGATGAAGGTTGCCTGCGGATATCCGCTTTATCGGAGAAATAGCAAATGAAAGAATTTAAAGGTACAAAAGATGAGTGGGAAATCATGATGGATGACGATGAAATTAAAGTCATCCAGTCTAGCTCGCTCGAAAACGGTTCTGGATGGCGCTCATATATAGCTATATGCGAAGAAGTTCAATGCATTGAAGACGCCAATCTAATAACAGCAGCTCCTGATCTTCTGACAGAACTGCAAAGACTACGGGGGTACGTCATTGATGTTTTAGACGTTGATGAGGACGATTGCCATAGCGAGCATCCGTTGATGTCGTCACAGGCAGCCATCAGAAAGGCTCTGGGGGAATAAATGCAATACATCCTCCTCATAATGCTCGCCTACCCATCAGGCGACGTGAAAATAAACGATGAAAACCCGCCGGTGTTCTATGCCAAAAAAGCATGCACTGACGCGCAGGACTTCATTCGTGTATCAACACCAAAAAACGCCACGGTGACCATCAGCACCATGTGCGCCAAGCGTGGGAGTAACAGGGAATGAGCTTAGAAGACATCAAAGACCGCGACGATGCAATCGCATTCTGGAATGACATCCAGCAGAAGGAAATTGACGACCTGTCATCAGAATTATCTGGCACCATTGGTGAGTTTGGCATGGAGCTGTTCGTCACAACTCGCCTTCGTGGAAAGCTGAACAGCATGGGAACGATTGCAAAGCTGTTCGGAGATGACAAGTTCCAGTCCTGGATTTGTGAGGTTCGCGAAGAACTTTGCCGTCGGGTTGCAGAGGCTGATATTGCGGAGAAGTATAAGCCATGAGCGGATGGATTAAGTGTAGTGAGCGGATGCCTCCGCATAAGACTGGGATAATCGCTGGTGCATGGTTTGGTCGCTTGTGGGCTACTAAATGGGCCACTTATATTCCAGCACACCCCGAAGCAAATTCGCACGGTTACATAATGCCCGGCGCTTCATGGAACCCTACCCACTGGATGCCATTACCTGAACCACCGGAGGACGCATGACCACCATCGAAATTCAGTTCGAAGAGTATTGTGATGCGTTACTGACCATAGAACTTGCCGTTAAGCTCGCTCAAATCGACCGCAGGCCGGTTAACAAGACAATCCGCGATAGCTGGTCAGTTATTCGTAAGCGCATGACCAACGTGGCCAACATTGCGATTTTTGATGGGCTTTGCCGCCAGGCATTTCCTGATGGCGCGCTCAAGATGATTCGCCGCCAGCTTAACCAGATTGGTGGTGGAGAGGTTGGTTTCTATGGCTCGTAAGCAAATCATGAGAGGATGCGCCACAAATGAAGAGCGTCAGGCGTGCTCGGCGGCGCTTAAAGCGCACGTTGAGCATTACGGTGACCACAGCCCGGAAAGCGTGCGAACGGTTTACAGCGTTGCTGTGGATGGTAAGAAAATCAGCGTTGAGGTGGTGAATCGCGCAAAGAGCTACGTTGCCACCTGCATGAATAAGCCGCGCCGGTTGTTTAGCGTGATGCACTGAGTGCAAACAGAAGAGAGGTGTATGATGGAAAAACGAGACAACCGGCGAGTGAGTCGTTCACGTTATGAAATCGCTTTACGTAAAATACTGGAACTCGAAGCTGAGAACGCCAGACTACGGCAGCAGCGAGACGCGGCGAACGCGCAACTGGATTTCTTAATAGAGGAAATGAAAAAGGCCCCGTGAGGGGCCTTAGTTTTACCAATCGCAACAAACTAACAAACCGCGCAAAAACTTTCTATAATACGGTGTAGTATCTCCAGTGTTTTCGATACGGAATACCATTGTATCGTCTACACTTGAACCAGCTGATGTATTGAAGTCGAGAACTTTATTACCTGCTAATGCATCATTATACCGCAATACAATACTATACCCCGCGTCATTTGTACTAAAGATGCTAAAGACCCCATTTGTATTACCGAAAATATTAAAATATTCTAAATATCCCCTAACATTTTTTCGGAACTTAATTGTTGTCAACATGGTAGCAAAAGCACCTTTAAAACCAATTCCAGCATAATCAGAATTTGCTATCGTCGTTGTCCTATCCGTATCGGACGAACCGGTCTTTACCCTTACCGGATATGCATTTGCAAACACGTACGCGTCTGAACTAGATGCATCCTTAACCGGAATTTTATTAAGGAGATTAGTAATCGGCCACATAGTATTCCCCGGAGCGCCTCCGAATAAATACACTTCCGTAGTAAGCATCTTTCTCACTTTCTGTGAGGCCAGCCCTTTAACTAACCCTTGTAAATTTTGACTTGTTCGAACACGCCCAGTGATATTAGGGTCCCCAACCCCATCCCACACAAACGCCCCAAAATTCCCGCCAAAAATAGTCCCAAATATTTTACTTGCTGCAATAACCTGAGATTCACTACTTGCGTAATAACCGCCTGAATCTGTGAACGCAGACACCACCGGGATAACTCGCGATAAACCTGTTTGAGCCTTTATGCAGCCATAGTCGAAACGCATCTTTTTAAGGTCATTGTCTAACGCCACCCCAGAAGTCCATACTCTCGAATATGAATCTACAAATGCAATGTCATAGTTTTTACTGAATAGCTGGTTGAATGGATTACCTTCAGAAATTAAGTCTACGAAGCTCAGCTGTTTTGTAGTGAGTCCTCGTAATGTTGTTATTTTGGCATCTTGCGATGCAATGCTAATACCTCTGGATGCTGGCTCATCATACACGCTGTAACCCCACGTTGCCGGATGGTCTTTTGTAGCATTTACGAACTCTGTTAAATTTGTCAACGCCCTTGGGCTTTCAGTACCAAGATTAACTCTTAGCCCGGCTGTACGCGCATTGTCAAGCAACTGTTCTGCAGTCCCGGAAGCGTCTATTGTTCCGTTATTAGCGAAATAACAGTAGTGGTTTATCGTATTGAAACCTAGTGCTTTAATGTGTAGTAGTTCCGCCAAATCATACGCACTTTCTAGATACAACATTCGTATGCTTTCTGAGTCTGGTTCAGTAGTTTGTGCGGCAACCGGCCCTAAAGAGTAGCGCGAAGTATCTATAATACCCTGTCCAATAATCCTCTGGCCTTTAGAATTTAAGATACCAGAAACAGCATAAGTTGATGATAATAAAACCGGCAGCCCAGTTGCAAAAGCCGCGTTAATAGCCGCGGTCCAGTCACCAGAAACAACTAATGAAGAAAAAGATTCTGGAGTAGTGAATCTATCGGTTTTAACTTTAACAGAAGCTAACGTTGTGGCGCTCGCAGCATCGTAAACAAGAGAAATACCTTTGCCGGGGTCTGGCGATGCTAAATCAGATCGCAAAGTTATGTCCCCTACAGGAGACCAGGCGGAGTTACTAATACCACCAGTAGACGCAGGCGATGAACCCGCTGGAATTGTTTTTGGGTATGAACCTTTCCAACGATAATAGTTCCCATCACCGCCGCCCGAGACAGGCCATAGCACGGCAACATCAGTATCGCCTATCGCTAATGTCCCGCCTGTTGTAAATGTAAAAGTTGCTACGCGGAATCCTAAATCTCTAAGAATCGCGGGCATTGTCTTCTGCACCTGCCCTGTTACCGAGTTCGTTGCGTAGTCAATATCAGCACCACCGGCAACACCACCCTGCTTACCAGTGATGACCTCGGCTTCGAAGGTCTGGTGTTTCTTTGCTGTCTGTAAATCCTGAAGGCTTAATACGTCGCCGCATCCGCTAGACATAGTGTGTCCTCTTATAAATAACCGTTACTGAATCCTGCGCTGAATGCGCGACCGAATGGCGATACGCCGTCGTACAGATAATAATCTGGATGATAGTTATATGCTGTTATCTTGGTTGTCCTGTCGCTTCCAGGGTCGACGGTACTAACTAACATCATCTGAGCATTATGCCTTTGTTCGCTGCCGAATGAAAACTCTGTTTTAAGTGCGCTGTTTCCGGTGTAGATAGCCTCTTGCGGTGCTGACTGCATGACCACTTTACGTTCAGATGTTCCTGGTGTAACGGCCACACTCTGTACAGACCCGTCACGCTTCTTCAGAATCACAGAATGGTCGTCACCTTCGTCAAAAGAAACTGGCTGCGATAGCGTCAGCTCAAGCCCATTAACGGCAACAACATATCCGTCATATGGCGCGACGCGTGAGCCTTTAACTACCGATATGGGTCTACCTGGAACGGCGAAGATACCTTCTTCTGTCGCCGTAAATTCGACTGACACTTTATTGAGCGTATTCTTCTGGTAGCGTCGCCACGCGTGCCAATACGCCTGCTGATAATTACGGATGCCCTTAGAGTCGTAGTTATCAGTTTTAACACCGCCATCCGCCGGGATAGTGATTGTCTCTTTGATGTTAGTGTCAGGGTCAATGTAGCTGTACTTAACTGAATCGAAGGCGTCCTTATCGCTAAACTGACGCGTCCATTTTTCGGCATCAGGCGTTTTGCTACGGTGAGTAAATACCATTTCAGGGCCCATACGTGGACGCTCAAAGTCCAGCATGATGTTCTTGCCGTTGCGATATGACGTACAGAAAATAGCTGCCGCTATCGTCGTTATAATGTCCTGCGCCGTAGTCTGATAGTTATCAAACGTATAGCAGAATTGCCCAGCCTTAACTGACTGGAAATATGACTCAACTTCATTCTGTACGGCCAATAACTGGTCCATATTGGAAGCGGTAAGGTCTAGACCACCAACAACAGGGTCGCGCATCAAACGAATAAGTGACTGCACTGCCTGGGTGTTGTTTGTCCACGCAGTGTCGAAAACGCCACCCCCGAGGTACTTTTTCACTTTCTCTGTAACAATCAGCTTAATCTGCGGCTGCTTAACGGCCGAGG